GTGCCGTTGTAATGCAACCCGTAAGTGGTATCGAGGTCATACGGCCCGAAATACCACTTTGTCCCGTCCCAGGTATAAAAAATCGCGTTTTTGGCCTTATCACCGGCAAAGAGGTCTGTCGCACCGATGGCGGCCAGCAACAAATAAAAATCAACAATATTGCGGGTATCGAGATGCGCCGGTGCCTGTTCCGTAAAATCGGCTTGTGCCAGGTTCGCAAAGGCGTCCCAGTCCTGCAGATAGCCCAGCGTCTCCTCTGAAACAGTTTTCGGCGCTTTGATTTCTATGGTATCCGTATCGGTAACCTGAGCGTTATCGTGCATGGTCGTGATGGACTTCCATCCCCCCATGATAATCATTATCTGTTCGGCTTTATTTTTCGGAATATTATAATTTTCTTTCTTTTTGCCGATAGCCAGCGCCCCGGTGCCGTAGAAATCACCATTGATATACATGACGCAGGGATAGCCGACAGGGTATCCCGTTGCCCGCGTATCCATTTCATCCAGCCCGGTTTTTCCGACGTAATAATTATCGATATCACGTTTCGGCCAGCCGTCGCGGGATGCCATCATTCGTTCCCACAGATGATAACTCATCAGGTTGCGTAGGTTTGTGTGGTCAATCCAGTTGGCCTTAAACACCCATTCATCGTGCGGCAGGCAGTCGCCAATTTTTAGCGTAAATAAATCATCGTATTTGTCGTCAATATATAACCCGATATTGAGATTTTTTTTCGCGTAGGCTGCGGACGAATCCCCCTGCACGGAAATAGATGAATACGGGATATTCAGTATTTCACCATCAATATCAATCATAGCGGTGGTATAATATTCACCCGCGCCTTTAGAGGCCGGAATACCTGACGGCGACGTGACAAATAATTTAATAATATTGCCCGGCTTCGGAAACGTGTACTGCTCGCTGTACGTTTCGCGGGCCTCAACAGAAATCGCATCAGGATCGAAACCGTCCAGCGGCACCAGTGCCCCGGCCAGCATGGACAGGTTATAAAGATTATTAAGCAGGCGTTGCGAAGTGTCAGAATCGCCATCGTCACTGCTGCCAGGTTCGAACCCTTCCAGCGGTGTCAACGCGCTGCCCAGCGTGGAAACTGCCATCAACGCATTCAGTTGCAGCCCCTGCACCGCCTCCGGCAATCCCCCCAGCTCATTCACGGCGCACGAAAGCACCTGCTGCGAGACATGCAGATTCAGGACCGCGTCGCGGACAGACTGACTGTCACCATCCAGCCCGCCCAATGCTTCCGCGATAATGTGGCAGGACAGTAATATTTTCTGCATGGCATCTTTGACGGCGTCAAATTCGTCAGTGCTCACCGACTCACTGATACTCAGTGCAGTGCCATTATCGTTCCGATATAAAAACTCTTTGTTATCCCTGATAACCACGAATGCCTGTCCGGTGGTCGTGGCATCAATACCCGCAATGGTGCCATCCGGATCCGCATCCGTCGGGAATACGGTTAACGTAACGGCTTTACTGCTCAGAATTTTTTTACCCGTGGAAACCGGCTCCCCGCTCTGGTTCCGGTATTCTTCCACCCATACAGCAGGATCGTCAGAACGGATGGAGAATAACGCCCCTTCCGGAATTTTCCCGGCGGCGATTGCAGCGACCGCATCAGCTTCGCCTGAAAAAGGGAGTTCGCCTGATTTTAATAATCCGTTCGTCTCATCCAGCTGCTTTCTCAGATATTGAGTGCGGTCAGCCAGAATTTCAGTCTGAATATTAACCAGTCCCGACCGGCCACCCTCAACCCTGTCGCTGCGGGAAATAAGCGGTATCTTCTCGCTCCATCTCCCTGTTTCAATAATATCTGGCATAGTTACTCCCCGTAATAATGGCTGCCGTCATAATGCGCCCGGCCGTCGTAATGAATGGTTTCGGCCGGTTTATTTTCTGGCTGGTTGAAATAATGATTTCCGTCATAAAGTGCGGAACCGTCGTAATAAAGACTGTCATCCGGTATATATCCCGCCGGATATACTGTTATCACCTCACCATCCACAATCGCCGCGCCAATGAATGCCGCCCTTGTCGTACCGACGGAAAGAGTTAATTGTGAAATATGGCGGCTTACTGGTTTTGCGTCGCCGATAATTCGTTCAAGCTCTTTTATCATCTGCTCAGTGATGCCGATATCATTGAGCTCAATCGCCAGCCGGAATGTCCCGGCAGGGTCGGCCACCTCCCACCATTCCTGGAGCGTCATGCTGTAGCCCAGCGTTTCAATCACACGCCGGACGGCGGCGACGGTGCCTTTGCGTTGGTGGATCCAGAAAGCATCACTGACCGCCTGGCGTTTCTCTGCTTCTGACCAGGTTTCTTCCCAGCGGTCGACAGAAAACGCCCACGCCAGATACGGCAGAAACTTTACGGGACATCGCCAGGGGTTCCACAAATCACGCAGCGGCACAGATAAATCACTGATGACGGCACACGCTTCGGCGGCTCTTTGTTCAAGCACCGACGACCCGGTCGCCATCAGCGAGTTATTCATCAGAGCCCCCGATCGCGACACGGGTTTCGGTGCAGTACGCGGCCTGGGTTTTATCGAGCACGACGTCGGCCAGCGGCTCGCGCAGTTCGACGCGCTGGACACCCTGCACATGCAGCGCGGCATAAATTGCAGACATACGAATGTCACGACCGAGGCGGCGCTGTTCGGTGATATAGGCGGTTAACTGCGCTTTCGCGGCGGCAAGAATGGGCTCGGTCGCCGGGCCGGGGTAGACGTACAACACTGCGTCGACCGAATAATTAACAATCTCGGCCGACACGACTGTCAGGCGGTCACCTACCGGGCGCACGCTCTCATCATTCAACGCGGTACTGACAGCCAGCAATAAATCATCCGATGCCGTGCCGTCACCTTCCCGCGACAGCACGGCAATAGTAACCTCAGCCGGGGCCGGGCTGTTCGCCGAGGCATCCGCGACACGACCATCGGCGCTCAGGGCGTGAAATTCATAGGCACCGGTTGGCCCGGCAACACTCATGCCCTCAAATGCGGCCGGAATGCGCTGGCGTAAATCGCTGTCGGATTCCATGACCGCCACCACCGGCGGGATTTGGGTATCATCTGCGGGGGTAATGACCAGGCGCTCAACGTTATTATTTGCCGCGAGCTGGTCAAGGTCGTTTTTGATGGCATAGGCCACCATTCCGGCTTTTGCCGCCTCGTTGATACGCTGGCGTAAAATCACCTCCCGATAAGCATTCTCTTCCAGATATTTCACCAGTGGATCTGACTCCAGCGTCAGCGTCCTGGCGACCGCTTCCTGCTCGTCTTCCGGGTACAGTGAAATCAGCGTCGCTTTGCGCTCGGCGAGGATGGCTTCAAAATCCAGCGTTTCCACCACATCAGGCGCGGGGAGCTGGCTCAGGTCGATAACTGCCATAGGTTCAACTCACAGGGATGGTTAAGGAAAGGCTCTCGCCGGTATCGGTGATTTGGCCGGTCACGTCGACGACCATCTGGCCGTTAAACTGCCGCGCTGTGGTGATGCTGGTCAGCCTGACGCGCGGTTCCCACTTCAGGATCGCCATGTAGCACGCCGCCATAATTTGCAGCTCAAGCGCCGGGGTCTGAGGCTGGTCAATCATCTGCGACAACAGCGAGCCGTATTCACGACGCATGACTCGGGAGCCGACGGGCGTGCGCAGAATATCCCCGATGCTCTGGCTGATATGGTCAACGTCTGAAATGCTTTCACCGGTCGTGCGGTTCATGCCGAGATAACGCGCTGTCATAGTGGTTCCCCCGTCTGTCCGCCGCTGTCGCCAGGGTGTCTATGGGTGTGGAGCACCTTGCCGTTAGAAGAGAATGAGCCGCCGCTGTGCTCGATATCACCGGACATCTTGCCGCCTTGCTTCACCTCCAGCGTGCCGGTCGTGAGCTTGTTGGTACAGACCACCTCCGGCGTATCAAGGGTGACGCGGGTCTCGGCTTTTACCAGCACCACCGGCACGCTGACGGCAACCGAATCGGATGCGGTCACATCGGCGGTTTTAATGCCGGTGACGGTCAGCGCGCCGGTTTCCGGCTCATAACTCATAACGGCACCGTCGGGAAACTCAACGTGCCAGGCATCCGCCGAGGCCGACGGCGCAGGGTTGTCGTCGGAATAAATACCCGGCAACACAAAAGCGGTATCGAGCTCACCGCCCACGGCCAGAATCATCACCTGCTCACCAACAGAGGGAGCCCACCAGGTGCGCGAGCGTCCGGCCCGGTGCGTCAGCCACTGGAGCCAGTCGGTATAAATGCCGCCGGTCTGTACGCGACAGCGCCCGGCGTCGAGGTCAGTTTCGACGACGATGCCGGTGCGGATCATGTTGCGTATCGCGCGGGCGAGTTCCTGGATAGATGCGAGAGTATTCATAGGGGAAAGGATGCCGCCGGGGTGTTCCGGCGGCAATCTGCGGGCGTTTTGCCCTGGCTGGCACAACGTTAATCGGCGAGGAAATCGATAATGACGCTTTCCACAAGTTGCCGGTCGTCCTCGGTAAAGCCCAAAAGCTGACGTTGTGGATATTCAACTTCGGCGCTTTTTGGTGATGGTTTATCCTTGAGCCCGAGCTGATGCACGCGGGCGATGCGCTGCACTTTCCCGGTAAATTCCACCACCGCCGCGCTATCGCCGCCGCTCGCTTTCATATAGCGGTTTGTACGCAGTTTCGCGAACATCTCGCGCTTAATCCGGCCTTGCTTTGCCCTGACGGGCGGGCGCTTACGCGGGGCAAAGGGCGAACCGTCCGGCGCTTTCTGCGATTTAATGCGCTGTTGTTGCCGCTGGCGCAGTTTCTTCGCAATGTCGACGGTCATCCGACGCCGCCCGGCAGGAGAAAGGGCCGCTATCAACCCGGCGAGCTTGTCCTCAAAGGGTTTGAAGTCATTCATCCCATTTACTCACCAGTTCGCCATTACTCCACATCTCAACAGGGCGCGTCACCGTCTCCGGCGGTGGCGGCTCCGGGATGTTCTCAACGTACATTGCGCCGTCGACCTCTTTGACCAGCGTGCGCTCGGTCAGCAACAGGCTGATGCTGACATCGAGGCTGCTGTCGTTGTTGATGTCGGCATACCAGATAAAGCCCTTTTTTCTGCCCTCATCGGTTGTCATGATGTCCGGTTGATTGACGCGAAGCCAGGCCATAATCGGCACAAACAGCAGATCAATATCATCGGTAAAATCCTTAACCACGACGTTGAGCGTGTACCGCTTTTCAAACGACAGGGAGCGCGCCAGCGTTGCCGCATTATTCCCATTGTCGATAAAGACGAGCAGCATATCGGGGTTAGTACGCAACACCGGCACCGCATCAGTTAAGGCTTTTCGGAGACTGTTGGGCTTTAACATCGATTTCATCCTGACATTGTTTAACTATATCGACCTGGATTGCGCAGCTCTTCAGAGCGTTTTCGAGCTGGCGTATATCCGCACTCAGGTCGCCATTAGTCACCGGGTCGCTGCCTGGCATCGGGCAGGGGCTGACCTTCGGGCAGGCGTTGTAAACAATCACCGGCGGCGTTGGTGCAGGCGGCGCGCTGGTGCAACCGGCGCACAGCATCAGGTAAATCAGCGCGATACCAGCGGCGAAACGCGTCATTTTCATTGAGTAACCTCGTGATGGTTTGTTCACGCCGGAAGGCCAGCAGGTTAGCCGCTGTGAGTTTGTCCCTCATGGCGACCTGCGCCAGCTCTTTGCGCTGCGACTGCTCTGCGGCAACGTTGAGCTGATTTTTCAGCATGGTGATCGTGGTTTTCTGCGTACCGGCGACCCGGTTCGCACGTTCAAAAGAGGCGCGCAAATTGCTGTTATCGTGTCGCATCCACAGCAGACCCACACAGGCCAGCGCCAGCAGAATAATGACTGTTTTCATGCAGATACACCTCCGGCCTTGCTCCACACTGCGACCAGTTTGTCGAGGCTGTGCTCGCGCTGGCCGTACCCGGCCCCCGGTAATGAAGCCCAGATATTGCGACAGCGGGAAATCGCGCGCTCGATGCGCCCCTGCTGCAAATCTTCCAGCGCGCCGCGCTCACGGATAAGCTGAATGGCAAGCCTGTCCTGCGATGCCGGGCTGAAATCCGGCAAAGCGAGCTGCTTTTTGTAATGCGGCCAGAACAGGTAAAGCTGCTGGTAACGCCCGGATGCCGTGGATTTTTCCCCGCGACGATTGAAGACCTTCGCCGGGCGCCCACCGGCAAACGGGTGATCGCGATAGTCGGTAAAAACCTCCGGCTTACCATCGATACCGGTGACGATGACGTCGTACCCGTTGTTTTTCGTCAGCGGGTGCGTCGCTGTACCCTCTGAAAACGCCAGCGTGTCGAGAAATGCCGCGACGTTGGGGTGTGTTTTAATGACCGCCATCGCTTTCCCCTTTTTTAATCCTGCGCTGAATCGCAATCTCCACCGCCTGATAACCGGCGATACCCAGCATCGAGCCAAATCCGCACACGGCGGCTGGCGGCAGGTCGGGAAACTGCACCAGCGCCACCCCGGCCACCATCGAGACAAAGCCGCCCAGCAGCATACGGCCAATAAAAAGCCGGGCGGTGATGGGCTCGCCACCGGCCAGCACTTTCCCGACGACAATCAGCACGCCGATCAAAAACAGTGACAGGACGCTTTTTTCACCTTCCGTCATGTGTTTACTCCCACAGATTAATTGTTTCAGTTACGGGGGATGACTGGACGTCGGGCAGTTCGACCACCGTGCCATGTGGCAGCACTGCGCCGAGCTCGGCCAGCCCCGGATTTGCGGCGAGCACCGACTCGAATACCCCCTCAGTGCGCCCGTAATACCGGGCGCAAATCATGTCGAGCGTGTCGCCCTGTTGCGCGATGGCCTGCATCAGATTTGACTCACGATGCAGCGGGGTTTGTCCTGGACGCGTGATACGGCCCAGCGCATGTCCCGCCACAGCTCGTCGACAGTGGTATCGATGCTGTCGGCTTTCTTGTCGCCTTTGGCGCTGGCATCCACACCGCGATAACGCTCATAGAGCGTGGCGGTCGCCATTGATGTGACGGCGCGCAGGTAATAGAAAACGCGCACGCTCTCGCCGTCGAGATCGTCAGCCGGCACGTCGGCCAGCTTGCTAAAACCCCCGGCAATCTGCTGTTCCCGCCACAAAAACAGCTCGGCATTTGTTTCGGCGATGCCGGTTTTGATGGCCTCACGCAGCCGGGCCGGGGCGACGGTCTGCTCAAGGCGCATCCCTTCCCGCACGCGTTTCGGGTCGATGTCAGGAAAGAAAAAGGTATTTTTTATCACCGGCTCATCGCTGGCAGGCGGCGGGATGACCACCACGCCACCCGGCTGCGGCTCATCGTTCTTTTTAATAATCAGCGTCGTCATGACTACCTCTGAATAGGTGGGCGGTGGACGCCGGTCTCAGGTCAGGTAAAACACCCTCATCGACCGGCGTGCCGCCCTGGCGCGGGGCGCATTCTGTTAACCGGCGGTCTTTTTCGGTCGTCCACGTTTAGCCTGTACCGTGGCTTTCACGGCGCGCGGCGCTCTTGCCGGGGCTTTAACGACCGTTGCCGGTTTGGGCTTCAGCTCACGCTCAAGCCGTTCAATGTCTTTTTTGACGCCTGCCTGACAATCGAGCTGCATCGCTCGCTTGAGGTGGGCCAGCGCGTCGGCGGGCTGTTTGTTATCCCGCAACACCTGGCCGGTGATTTTGTGCAGTTTTGCGCGCACTTCATCAGGCATATCGGCGGCGGCGGTCAGCGCCAGCGTGTCGAGCAGCTGGCTGATGACGACCGGTTCACCGGCGGCATGGGCGCGCATGGCGGCGAGCGCCACCTCTTCGGTAAACATGTACTGCGGCGGGCGGCGGTGTTTGCCTGGCATGGTCAGACCGTACTTAAACGCGTATCGGGCAATATCCATCGCGCCGCCGATATCGCCGACATCGAGACGCCACAGCATGACGGTCATCACGATGTCATCCTGCGCACCTTTGCCCTGTTCCAGCACGCCACTGACCCACGGCAGATAGAACGGTAGCAGCTCGCGCTTTTTCGTGGCTTTCAGCTCTTTACCAAAGATGGCTTTTAACGTGCGTTGGTCTGCGGCCAGCTTAACCAGCATCTGCTCGTAGGCAGTGGCATGCCGCAGCGGGTTGTTTTCCCGCTGCGCGGTTTCAATGGCCGAGACCCGCATCATGTGACGCTGTGCGGGGCTCGTCATCGGTTAGCCCTCCGGTTGCGCGGCAGAGAAATCGCCCAGCTTGATATTTTCAATGAAGCACCCGGCGGCGTAGGTTTCGACCACGTAATCGATGTTCATCGATTCGTAGTTTTCCACCTGGTCGAGTTTCGGGTTTTCGATGATGGAGCGGCGGTGACTTTCATCCATGAAATAGATGGACAGGTTATCGAGACGCGTCACCATAATCGCGTTCGCCGGGAAGTACGGCACACGGACGGCGGGCAGGTTGCCGATGCGTTTCTGGCTGATGATGATGTCAGCCGCGAGCGCTTCGCTGTTGGGCTGGTCTTTGTTAACGATCGGGAAATATTTGTCGGCCAGCAGCTTACGGCCAACAATTGCGACGAGCTCCGAATCTTCCTGATAAATCTCGTCAATCAGGTTGTCGGTGGCATCCATGACCAGCGCATCGAGGTTAACGTAATCGCCGTTTTTACCCACGCGGATAACAGCGGAAACGACGTTTCCTTCCTCGTCGACGATTTTGCTCATCACGCGGGTCGGCGCTTCATTGCGGTATTTCTGCGGCCAGCCAACGGCGACATCCTGCAACATCGGATGAGTGGCACGGTCAGAGGTTTCGGCGCGCTCAACGCCGTTGAACCCGGCCATGATGAAATCGAGCGCCTGCCGCTGGATGATGGCATCGCGAATACGGCGCTGGAAGTCCTGGAAGCGCGCCCACAAATCCAGCTTTTTATATTTGAAGTGGAAGTCAAAGTTGACCTGATCGCACTCGTACTTGTTGGACTCCAGCGCGGTAAAGTCGGCTGTTTTACGCTCCTGGCCGCTGTTGGTGTCCGTGGTGCTGGCGATGGTGCCATTGACGCCGACGCCAATTTTTTCACCCTTCAGCTCATCCACCGGCACGATATTAATTTTCTGCAAAAAGGCCGAGGACATCTGCACGGTGTTCATCATGGTTTGCGTGACGGACGGCTCGACGTTGAATTTTTTACTCACGTCGTCCGTGTCGATGCCGTTCAGCTCGGCAACGCGGGACAGGTAGGCATTGAATTTAAAACGGGTTTCCTGACGCATAGTCTTTCCTGTTGGGTTAAATCGGGTTGTCTGACCGGGCAAGCCTGTCGCCCGGCGATAAATTCACGACCGTTTAGCAGTCGGTCAGCAGCTCATCGCCACCGCCACCGGTGGAGAGCTTGCGGCGTGGCTGCGTGGTGCTTTCGGTTTGATCCAGCGACGTTTTTAACTGGCTGAATGCCTGGCTGGTCTGGTCGGCCTTCGTGGTGACGTCCTTTTTCAGGGTCGCAAAGGCGTTTTCCAGCGTGGCAAGACGCTGTTCAGTGGCAGTGAGGTTTTCCTGCACATGCTCACTGACGGTCGTCACGGCCTCATGCACATCCTGAAAACGAGCGTCATCGCTGGCCTGTTTGCGGCTGAAGATCGCTTTCACTTTGTCGCTCAGGGCGGTAAAGACATTTTCCGCCTGGTCTTCAAACTCCAGCTCTGCGAGGGTGGCGACGGAAATCAGGTTGCCCGGCTCGGCTTTGAAGCGGTTGAGGGGGTTAAATTTGGCACCCCGGCAAAATTCGAGGTATTCGGTGCCGAGGCTGGCCGGGTCATCGGTCACCGCCAAGCCAACCAGGTAGCATTTACCGCTATTGGCGAAATTCGGCTGAATTTCCATTGAGGTGTAGACCTTCTGCAATTTTTTATTCATTGCGATCAGATCATCGGTCGGGGTGATTTTGGCGAACAGCGCCAGCTTGCCTTTCAGTACCGAATCGTCGTCAATCTTTTCAGACTTCAGCTCAACCACATCGCCGTAACGGCTGAACGGGCCATCCGGCAGGATGCCTTTCAGGTGTTCGAGGTTAATGCGGCATCCGTAGACGCGGGGGTCAAAGGTCTCGGCCATTTCCTGAATATCCGTCGCGCTGATAACGCGGCCGTCACAGGTATCGCCTTCGACGCCGATGCGAAACCATTTTGAAACTTTTTTTGCCATTGTCAGGAGTCCTGATATCGGGTTAACGGGTCGGGGTTAGTTTCCCGACGTCGCCGCCCACCCGCCATCTGTCCCGGATGGCTTATCCCTCACACAACAGCACCTTAGCGATTCGCATCACCCGTTTCTTTAGCCTTGCCCTGTATCAATCACGGCGAGGCATCCATGACCATCACCACCGACACCACTTTGTTAAACGACCCGCGACGCCAGGCGGCTTTACTGTACTGGCAGGGGTTTTCCGTGCCGCAGATTGCCGAAATGTTGCAGACCAAACGCCCGACGGTGCAGAGCTGGAAACAGCGCGACCAGTGGGACGAAACGGCACCGCTGAACCGGGTCGAAAGCACCTTAGAGGCCAGGCTGATTCAGCTCTACGCAAAGCCCAACCTGACGCCCCACGATTTCAAGGTGGCGGATTTTCTGGCCCGGCAGATGGAGCGCTTTGCACGCATTAATCGCTATGGCCAGACCGGAAATGAGGTTGACCTTAATCCAAAGGTTGCCAACCGCAACAAAGGCGACCGCAAAAAGCCGACAAAGAACTTTTTCAGCGACGAGGCTATCGAGAAACTGGAAGAGATTTTTTTCGCGGAGTCTTTCGAGTATCAGCTCCGCTGGCACCGCGCCGGGCTTGAGCACCGTATTCGCGACATTCTGAAATCGCGCCAGATTGGGGCGACGTTCTACTTTTCCCGCGAGGCGCTGCTGCATGCGCTGAAAACCGGCCATAACCAGATTTTCCTGTCAGCAAGTAAGACGCAGGCGTATGTATTCCGCGAGTACATCATTCAGTTTGCCCGCCGGGTCGATGTCGACCTGACCGGCGACCCGATTGTCATAGGCAACAACGGCGCAAAGCTGATTTTTCTCGGCACCAACTCAAACACCGCGCAGAGCCACAACGGCGACCTGTATGTCGACGAAATTTTCTGGATCCCCAACTTCCAGAAACTGCGCAAAGTGTCGTCGGGCATGGCCTCACAAAGCCACCTGCGCAGCACCTACTTTTCGACACCTTCCACCCTGGCACACGGCGCTTACCCGTTCTGGTCGGGGGAATTATTCAACCGGGGCCGCGCCAGCGCCAGCGAGCGGGTTGACATCGATATCAGTCATGATGCGCTCGCCGCTGGCGTGGCGTGTCCTGACGGTCAGTGGCGGCAGATTGTCACCATTGAGGATGCGCTCGCCGGGGGCTGTACGCTGTTCAATCTGGAGCAACTCAAGCGCGAAAACAGCGTCGACGACTTCCGCAATCTGTTTATGTGCGAGTTCGTTGACGACAAGGCGTCGGTGTTCCCGTTCGAGGATTTGCAACGCTGCATGGTCGACAGTCTGGAAGAGTGGGAAGACTTTGCGCCGTTCGCCGACAACCCGTTCGGCTCCCGCCCGGTCTGGGTGGGATACGACCCTTCGCACAGCGGCGACAGCGCCGGGTGTGTGGTGCTCGCACCGCCGGTTGTCGCCGGGGGCAAGTTTCGCATTCTGGAGCGCCATCAGTGGAAAGGTATGGACTTCGCGACTCAGGCCGAATCCATCCGCCAGCTCACCGAAAAATACAACGTCGAGTACATCGGTATCGATGCGACCGGCCTCGGTATTGGCGTCTTCCAGCTGGTTCGCTCGTTTTATCCCGCCGCCCGCGATATCCGCTACACGCCGGAAATGAAAACCGCAATGGTGCTGAAAGCAAAAGACGTTATCCGCCGTGGCTGTCTCGAATATGACGTCAGCGCCACCGACATCACCACCTCGTTTATGGCAATCCGTAAGACCATGACCAGCAGCGGACGCAGCGCCACCTATGAGGCCAGCCGCACCGAGGAAGCCAGTCACGCGGACGTCGCCTGGGCGACCATGCACGCGCTGTTAAACGAACCGCTTACCGCTGGCAGCGGCCAGGTAACATCATCCATTCTGGAGTTCAACTGATGAGTAAATACAAAGGCCGCAAGCCACAGCCACAAAAGCGTCCGCGCAACATGAAAGACAGCGCGCCCCAAAAAATGGAGGCGTTTACCTTTGGTGAACCGAGCGCCGTGCTCGACCGCCGCGATATTCTGGATTACGTGGAATGCGTCAATAATGGCCGCTGGTTCGAACCGCCGGTCAGCTTTAACGGGCTGGCGAAAAGCCTGCGCGCCGCCGTTCATCACAGCTCGCCGATTTACGTTAAGCGCAACATTCTGGCCTCAACGTTTATTCCGCACCCGCTACTGTCACAACAGGACTTCAGCCGCTTCGCGCTTGATTTTCTGGTGTTTGGCAACGCGTTTTTAGAGCTCCGAAAGAGTGTCACCGGTCGCCCGCTGAAGCTGGAAGCGTCACCGGCTAAATACACGCGGCGTGGTATTGAAGATGATGTCTACTGGTGGGTGCCGTCATTTGACCAGCCGCACCCGTTCGCGCCGGGATCCGTATTCCACCTGCTAGAGCCAGACATCAACCAGGAGCTGTACGGCATGCCGGAATATCTCAGCGCGCTAAACTCCGCCTGGCTGAATGAAGCGGCGACGCTCTTCCGTCGCAAGTATTACCAGAACGGGGCGCATGCGGGTTACATCATGTATGTGACGGACGCCGCGCAAAGCGGTACCGATGTTGAGGCGTTGCGCGATGCGATGCGCAGTTCGAAGGGGCTCGGCAACTTCAAAAATCTGTTTTTCTACGCACCGCACGGAAAACCAGACGGCATTAAAATTGTGCCGCTCAGTGAGGTGGCAACGAAAGACGATTTCTTCAATATCAAAAAAGTCAGCGCCGCCGACCTTCTCGACGCTCACCGCATCCCGTTCCAGCTGATGGGCGGCAAGCCAGAAAACGTCGGTTCGCTCGGCGATATCGAGAAGGTGGCAAAGGTGTTTGTCCGTAACGAGCTCATCCCGCTACAAGACCGGATGCGCGAGGTCAACGCTTGGGCCGGTCAGGAGGTGATCCGGTTCAAAAGTTACACCCTCGACACCGAAAGTGATTGATTTCCGCCGCCTCCGGGCGGCTTTTTCTTACCCCCCCCACGCCTGACCGCCTCAGAAGCCCGCCACGCCCTCAAACACCCCCGCACCACCCACCGACACCCTCGCGAACCTGCGCGGCACAGCGACGCGCTCAGGCTGCGAAAATAAATGCGCAAAAGTACGCTGGCGCGCAGTGCTTTCCCCGCCTCGCCTACCCGCTTTACAGGTCGGTTTTAATGCAGTTGCGTTAATGATATAAAGGCGCGCCATTACTGGCACGCCTTTAAAATTATCAAGCAATATTTCTGATGCATTAACATGCAACTTAATGCACCTGTTGCGTTGACTCTTGAGTTTTTTCACTTTCCGAGACTTTCAGCGTTTTAGAATTAATTAACGCATGGATTCGCTTATCGTTAGGTGAACGTTCGACTAGGTGGTCTAAAAATTCTTGCCATTGGCGTTTAGCCTCAGAAAGAAGGTCGCTCCATGTAAGGGTTTCAAGACCATCCTCTTTAAGTTTTTTAACTTTTTTCAAAAATGCAGGATTTTTCTTGGCTATTTTATCTGCAACTAAATAACCAGTAGCAGTATTAAATCTCGAGCCCGTAGAGCTTTCGAGATGTCCACGAAATGTATCTACATATGTTTCAAACCTGACCAAATGATCTAAATCGATGGTTAACCCAGGCCGCATGAACTCAAGGATGAGCAGATGCTCTCCACTTGCCAGAACTAAATCAACACGGCCATTAAAATCTTCATCCTTATCAAGACCTGAATCTTTTGCTGCCTCAGTGGCTAAGTCGCCAACATTTCGTTCCTTAGCAAAAGTTTCCCACTTAGGTGATATTAACCACGGATTATTTGCAATGTAATCACGCACTGCATTTTCTAATTCACGATTTTTGATTCGTGATTCCAAGCCAATTATTGTATCCAGCTTTGCTTTAACAGACTCTGCTGTATGCAGAGCTTGAATAGTGTTAGCTTCAATAAGCATTGACAGCAACTTTTCACTATCCATATCAGGAACTTCAGCCACTTGCCGGATTAGTTCTTTCAAGCGACCGCCTTCCCACGCCGTAAGAATGGAATTACCTAACTCCTTGAATTGCTCGGCATTAATTTGATTTATACTTGCCAACTTTTTGAGAGCGGTCATTATAACTTTCTTTTCGCTTGGAGCAAGTCTTTCAATTCTCGAGCTAAAGTCAGAAACCTTATCTTCTATGAGCTTCGTTTTTTCTTCAGCCCTTCGGTCTTTCCATATTCTCAATAAATTGCGAATACGAGCCTTCCCCCACTCTTCAAGGGTCGCTAAATGATGATGCCCCCAATTCAACCGTTGACGCTCAGTTGAAATAACATCTTCATCAAACTCATCAAGATAATCAGCCAATACTGCACCAGTCATATATTCTGGTCCATTTTGACTAGGGAGTCCGCCAGTTAAATTAAACATGAAAGGTCTTTGTGATAATTTTCCATGGGAAAATATTGAAATCCCCTGCAACTCCTCTTCCTTTATAGTTTCCTTTAAAAAGAAAACTCTCCATTTTATTTGATGGTCTCCTATCATTTCGGTTCCCCATCCATCCTTATCAATTTCTGTCAGCCCTTCAGGTTTTTCATTTGATTTATAATCCTTAGGGAAAGACATTTCTGATTGAACAAGGAAGTTTTCGGTGGGGATTATTTTCCCATCAACACTTACATAAAAGTTTGCAGCCGCCGCGTTAACAGAGAAACGGCGAGCCATCGATGTTGCAAAAAAATCAGCTGAAATCAATCGTTGTATTTTCAAACCTGTTAATTTAATTGTAGTGCCATGCTTCGGCTTTAATTCGTCATTAGGTTCAAGTCTATCTATAACATCAATACTAAGTTTAGATGTGTTAATATAATCGTCATTCGAAGAGTCGCGAATTTTATCAATATCAAGTACGAATGATGTTTTCTCACCAGTATCTTTGCTGATTGTTGTTACTGTTATAATAGATGCAATACCAAAACCTGCAAATTTCCCAATCCCCTTTCGCCCCATTAATGGCCTTTTTAAATCACGAGAAAGAGTTTTTGCATTGTTTTTACGCTTATCATACCCGACTGTCAGGAATTTATTCTGACATTCATCTTGAGTCATTCCAATACCATTATCTTGAATGGTAATGGAGAAATCATCATGTGTAGGGAGCGTGATTTTAACTTCGGTAGCATCAGCATCCCATGAGTTAGAAACCATTTCTGCAATAGCAGCAGTCGGGCTTTGATACATTTGTATACCCAAATGATCAATTATTCTTCCATGGAAATTTAAAAATAAAGAGTTTTCCATTCTATTATCCTAATTCATTAAGGTGCTTTTTTATTACTTCTGCATGACGCTTGATAAACTCAGGAGGTAGCGCATTGCCAATCATAAGAGCAGCTCTATCTTTGCCGTACTTGATTGGGAAGTAATAGTTTTTGGGAAAAGTTTGTAATAGAGCCGCTTCTCGCAAAGTGATCGCTCTATCTTGTACAGGGTGAAGGAACCGTCCTTTCGATGGATTGGTGCAGCCGCTTGTTATTGTCGGAGATACCGCATCCCATTTCATACGGCCATAAACATCCTTAAATCCGTTTGGGTATTTTTTATGACAAGGTAGCCAGTATTCATATGGCAAGTCAGCACGACTACCGCCATCTTTAGGTATCAGCCTTATTATTTTCATGACTTTCTCAGTTCGGTTTTCTTTAATATTATGTAAAAAGTCATTACTATGCTGTGGTAATGGCAAATCTCCAATCGCATCCTTAACAGTTACCTTCACACTGTTTTTTTTTGCTCTTGGTAGATACCCTAATCTTGAAGCTAACATTACCATACGTCGCCTTCTTTGCGGAACACCAAAGTAAGAAGCATCTTCAATCGCAACTGAATTAGAATCTATGAAATATCCTAATTGCTTCAGTTCATCGCAAAATATTTTTATACGGTAATCTTTGGCTAAAGCTGGAACATTTTCCAACATCACCACTTTAGGAAGGAAACATTTAACAAAATCCAAAAACGAAAATATCAAATCATTCCGGTCATCGTTGACAGAAGAGTTTTTATTTCTCGTTCTTAAGCTTGAAAAACCCTGACATGGTGGACATCCTGCGAGCAATTCAAGCTGACCTTGCTTGAGACCAAGTTCACTCATGATTTTTACCGGAGATAATTCTCTTATATCTCCAGTACGCAATGAAACATCAGGATGATTCTGCATATAGGTTTCAGAAACAATAGGCTCCTTTTCGACAGCCGACACAACGTCAAAGCCAGCCATCTTAAGACCAACCGTCAAGCCACCTGCGCCGCAGAAGAGATCTATCGCTTTCATAAAGTCCTTATCAAATCTAAACCAAACTGTAACTTTGAAAAATATAGGATGAGTATAAATGAGTCACCATGTCGCGGCAAAAGTATCTTTGTGGAAGCTGGCTCAGGTGTGAACTGAGCGCCAAAGATGACAGCTTTTGATGTAGCAGGTCCGATAGTACCGAGCTTTGAATATGTAACCCTGACACGTTGATATCCCTGTGCATATAAACCCCATACAAAACAACCCCATGCTATCAAACATAGGGTTGAAAGTTGCACATTTTTCAGGGATTAACGCCAGCTTTCATCTTCCCATACTTCCTGAAGGATACTATCCAACGCTTCGCGGTCTGAGTCTTTATCGAACCCCATCAGCTCAACACCTGTCATGGATCCCTTTCTAACTGTAACGCGCGTTGACGGAAAAGCAGACTGTATTCGCCTTGTCAATTCGCATTGAAAAGCATCAATAACCGGCTGGCCAATTTTTTGGTCTTTATCCAACGTAATGTTTACCCTCACTTCACCACCTCTTTTTAATCGTTCTTTAGCGGGCGTCGCGGAGAAAACAACCGAAAAGGAGTTGTTTTTCAATAAGTTCCCTCTGGCTATCTCCGCAATTAAATTCAATGCGATTTCGCGGTCCCTTTCCTTACAAGTACCCTCTGCCGTCAGACGCGCAATCATTTCGACCCGCTCAATCATAACGTGCTCGTTTAACTCTCTATCCACATAACCTCCGATACGTGATGCTGTATAAACATACAGTATCACGTATCGGTAAAATGTGTGAAGAAAAAAATGACGGGAAATACACTGTATGTACATGATATGGATGAATATTAATGATTACATTTCGTTGCTAGTTCAGCTATAGCCGCAACACGATTAAGGATTTTCCTGGCTTTGGCCTCATGTGAGGGCGCTGCGGAAAATATTTCTCCTCTTGCTGTCGCGTGAAGCCATTTGCCCTCAAAACAGCTTTTACTACCCGCCATCAGGTGCAGTGCTTCGCCCCGGCTGATTGTGTTGCCGGTTGTCAGATGTATCTCGTCTATGGTTTTCGCTATTGCTGCGTTTTGCTCATCCGTTCCGTGGATGAATTTTCGCCGTGTTGCTGGCTTTTTCTTCCTGAGTCGGTTGGTCAGCTCTCGTTTTTCACGCCGACTCAATGGTTTTGTTAAATCCAGTGCCGGTGGTTCGCTTTCGCTCCCCGTACAGTTATTGACAGAACTCCGAGAGGGCGCAGGCGCGCCCTTAACGTCAACGGCCAAATCAACGGCACGCTTCGGCACAATTTTCCACTGCGTTAGCCGGGTTAAAATCGGGGTACCAGCACCGACAGCAGAATCGTACACGCCACGGATGCAGACGGTTTCCTCACCATACTGGTTAAACTCGGCGCGCGGTTCATACAGCGTGCGTACCTGCAAATCATCGCGACGGACAAACGGGCCACCCTGCGCATTAACGTAACCAGCCCAGTCACCGGCGTCAGCGGCATCATGGACGGCGGCAAATTCAACGCTCAGACCGAGCGCAGTCTCGGTATCGGCGAGACGACGCAATTCACGGTAGACCGTCACCGGCGCACCGCCGATAAACTGGAATTGACGGATGTGCCAGCGCGCCGCCCATGCTGATACAGCGGGCGCTGTCTCTTTCAGCAGCTCACCGCTTTCGTCATCGGTTTCACCATCGAGAGCATAACCGTCGATATTTTTCGAAATGTATTTAGCAACATAGCCGGTAGCGCTGCCCTTTTCCGGGTCAATGGCCTCGGCATGAAAGCGCGCTTTTTTGGCTTTATCGCTTCTCAGTTCGTGGTGGTCTTCCTCCCACGCATAATCACGGATGATAAGGCGCACGCGCTCGACGTCCTCCGGCAACATGAACATCAGCATGTGCCAGTGCGGCGTTCCGTCGTGATGAGGCTCGGCAACACGGATGCCGAAAATGCGTATTTCTTCCCGGTGCAGCTTGGCTCGTATGCGCGCCCAAAGGCCAGTTAGATAGCTCTGAGTGTCCGATGGGCTGGCACCATTCCATTTGCTGTTACGGTATCCCGCTTTAGTCGTGGCGTGATATTTAGACGGTGCAGTCAGGGTGTAAAACTCCCCGACATAACCGAGCTCATTGCAGATATTTTCAAACCCACGGATGCGGGTCATCAGTTCGCAGCGGCGTATCGCAGGGTTAGCGACCGAACCGTCGTATTTTTCAATCAGGCTGATGCGGTTGCCGTCTTCGTCTTCGAGATCCAGCCCCTTGAGAAACTCACGCGTGCGGCGCTTCTGCTCGCGCCAGTCTGTCACGCAGTTTTTACTCGCGTAGGCGTGCTTTTTCTTGCTGACGTTGCCGACTGCAATTTGTAGATGTTCGCGCCATGCCGATGCGACACGACGCAGACGATTACGCCACCATGACTCAGTAAACATACGGATTACTGCTGGGGCGATATCATCTTTGTTGAAGTATTTATTTGCCACGCGCTCCCAATGGGGAGGAGTGACATTGAATTGCAGAGAAATAAAACCAGCGTGCATGTACCAGGTGTATAGCGTTTTGAGCTCACCAAAACCTGAATCATCAATATTTGCCAGCTCAGAACGAATGAAATTAGCAATGTCACCGGCCAGTAGGTCAACATCGGCTCGCGACATATCAGGAAGGCGGTTATATCTGGCGACCAGATTAACCATACGTGACGCCAGATATTGCATGAGTCGGGTGTCAAAATGACCACCGAAAACGGCAGTTGAGACATTACTGTTGATACCCGCGCTCTCGTATTTTTTTGCGACCAGTTCAAGACGTGGCAATGCCTTTTTACAGAAGCTGATTAAAAAAGCATTGGCTCGTTGACTGCCCTGATTTTGCTCCAGCACCGTAGCGGTACGATATACGTCAAAACGCACGCACTCAGGCTGGAGAGAAAGCACTTTTCGCGCATGCAGCAAAGCCGCGAACATACGGTCGCGGCGATGCTGTTGGTCATAGGTAAGATATGGGCTGGCTATTGCCGACCGTGGAGCATTCCACGGATAAGCATAAGCAACCGTAGAGCTATGCATCAACGCTAGCCCCTTGAATGGCTGCTATGCATAGTTGCCCTACCCGCTTAATTTCTTCCGCCATAGCGTCAATGGCAGTAATATCCGAGCCATGAATCTGATGGTGTATCAGGCCGGAAATAAGCTGGTTAATCTTCGGATAATAGCCGATAGTGTCGAGCCATTCTTCACCAGCTTTATTTCCTGACTTAACTACTTTCTTTTCATTCAGGATGAATTGATATTGGTCGCTGGTAATAACCCATTTGTCGCCGACTTCGATGCGAATACCCATTTATACCCCCCGGTAATGTTTGGATTTGAGCTCGGCGATTTGCTGGCAGGTTACACAAAAGGCCACTCCCGGAATCGCAATGCGGCGAGCTTCCGGGATTGGTGTGTCACATACCTCGCAGGTAAAACGAGAAGGAGCAGCGATACGGCTGCGCGCGTTGTTGATAAGGCGCTCACGTTCTGCCTGTTCACGCTGTTGTGCGATATCCATTGCATCGGCCATTAGTGCAGCTCCTGAGATTCGTTTTCGTAGCGGGTGGCTTCACGGCGCAGCAGTTCAGCCGCTTCTATGGCGCTCATACCTTTGTTAGCGATATGGGTTGCCAGTGCCTCAAGGCGGATAGATACAGCCAGTGCGCGCCCTTTGCGCTCTTCAGATTTTGCCTCTTCCAGCAATACGGCCAGCGCCTCTTTATCGACTTTGAATTGACGGGGTTCGATATTTTGCATTGTGCTTTCTCCTGAATTCGGGCAATGGGAAGCCCGACGGGTTGACGTCAGTTAATGAAATTTGTGTATTAATTCGGCATTGTAAGCCGCTTTGGAAATAAGCTCACCACTGCGCGAAAATGATTCATCGCCGTAATAAGCGCTTTTTTCTCGTCAGTAGTCAGCTCACTTAATTGGAGCTCATGACGAGCCGCCGGTATTTTTGCCAGAAAGAAAATAGCGGCCAGCGCCCGATTATTTTCTTCAAATTGTGGATCACGTTTATCGCGCATATCATCGACAAAACGTTCTACCTCTTTCCAGCAATCGCCCCAATATCTAGCGCGCAATTGAGCCACATGATTGAGGCCAGCCAGACGTTCACCCGCTTTTAGCGGAACAGTCGCGGAAACAGCTTCGATAGCCATGATTCCCCCTGTTTTTGTGTAGAGAGGTCAGCCAGTAAATCAGCCTGTGATCGGCTCGGGTGCCAGCGCTTACCGTCTTTACCTGCGATCCAGCCGTGGCCGTAGTGCATGCCTGGGCTTTGCTTTTTAAGCAGGGATGCAAATGACGGTTCAGTATTCAACATAAGCACCTCACATCAGACCGAATGAGGCACCTAGGCCGCTCATGGTGTCGACAACGCTTGTCATAGCTGGATTAGCCTGTAGACGCGCATGCAGCGCCAGCGCCGACAACGACAACATGCGAATGCCAGCATTAACGCTTTCAATCATGTTGTGCTTACGGGCAGAGGTCAGATGTTCATCAGATACCGCACCGCTCGCCAGTTCGCCGAGTTCACGCATTGCTCGCATGACATAAGACTGCAATTTGTCTTTAGCAAGCTCATTAACCGGCACGCATGGCAGGCAATGAATCTGCGCCAAAAAACCATCAACGAGGGTTGAGTCTTCGGTCAGGTCAGTCAGTAGCCACAATTCAGGCGGCGTAAACTGGTGAGGCTGTTCCGGGTTGAGCTTGTTACGTAACGTTTGAACGTTCATACCCGCACGCTCGGCCAGCTTCGCCATGTTATGACGCTGCGCGAAAGCGCGGCACGCTTCGTCATAGTGCGGATGTTTGGAAATCTGAAAATCAAACATGTTTCATCCTTATAATTCACATAAAGTGAATTAAGCACCTATGACAAGTTGAAATCGGGAGTGGCCCAATACCTTACGCAACTGCTCTTCTTTCCATCGTGCGTAATAAATGCGAACAGGGCCGCCAGCCTTTTTGCAGCCTTTACGGATTTTGCGAGGTTCGATTGGTACACATGGATTATCTCCAGTTGTCCAACGGTAAGCGGTACGCTCTGAAACCCCCTCAAGCTCTGCGAACTGCTGCAGAGAAACCACAGGGGCTGGGATTTTGAAGATTGCGATTTCGGAAGCCATGCTGCATCATTCCCTCTTTGCCAATATTTGCCATATGGTTGCCAACGTTTGCCAATGTTTGCCACCAATTGCCACCAACAATCGAATCCTAATGCGATTTTTCGCATTGGTCAACATGAGAATGCCATTTATGGATTTTGAAAGCCAAATTTCAAACGAGGAAGTATTAGATAGAATTTGTCAGGTCTACGGGTTCACACAAAAAATTCAGCTCGCAAACCATTTCAATATCGCAGCCAGCACGCTACAAAACCGCTATACGCGTGGTAACGTCTCCTATGACTTCGCCGCATTCTGCGCCCTTGAGACTGGCGTCAATATCCAATGGATCCTGACGGGAACGGGACCGAAAAAATCTGATGAAAACTCAAAATCGTCTTACGAGCTCCAGTCATTCACATTAAGTGAAGGTAGACTCACTGAAACTGGAGTTTTGAATATCGACCCTGAGCTTTTCGAAAAACCTTTGAAAAGTGCCATCAGTGTTAGAAGCGAAAGCAAAAGCTACTTCGCTGAGAAAGATGCGCCTCTGGCTGACGGACTCTGGATTGTTGATGTTGAGGGTGCAATCAGCCTCCGTGAATTAACGGTTCTACCCGGTAAAAGGTTGCATGTGGCTGGCGGCAAAGTACCGTTCGAATGTGGGATTGATGAGATAAAAACGATTGGCCGTGTAGTAGGTGTATACAGCGAGGTTAATTGATGACTGTCCGTAAAAATCCGGCTGGCGGCTGGATTTGTGAGCTCTACCCAAACGGTGCAAAAGGCAAACGTATCAGAAAGAAATTCGCCACTAAAGGTGAGGCACTGGCATTTGAACAGTACACCATTCAAAACCCGTGGCAGGAAGAACAGGAAGACAGGCGTACGTTAAAAGAACTGGTTGATTCATGGTATAGCGCTCATGGCATTACGCTGAAAGACGGCTTGAAACGTCAGTTAGCCATGCACCATGCTTTTGATTGTATGGGCGAACCACTCGCACGCGATTTCGATGCGCAGATGTTTTCCCGCTATCGAGAAAAACGGTTAAAAGGTGAGTATGCCCGTTCAAACAGGGTGAAAGAGGTATCGCCTCGCACGCTTAATCTTGAGCTGGCCTACTTCCGGGCGGTATTCAATGAGCTAAATCGCCTCGGAGAATGGAAGGGTGAGAACCCGCTGAAAAATATGCGCCCATTCCGCACAGAAGAAATGGAAATGGCCTGGCTAACTCACGACCAGATTTCGCAACTGCTCGGAGAGTGTAAAAGGCATGACCACCCTGATTTAGAACCCGTGGTAAGAATCTGTCTCGCCACTGGTGCACGGTGGTCTGAGGCTGAGAGTCTGAGAAAAAGCCAGCTCGCGAAATACAAAATCACGTACACCAACACGAAAGGCAGAAAAAACCGCACCGTCCCAATCAGCAAAGAACTCTATGAGTCTCTGCCTGAGAATAAAAAAGGCCGGTTGTTTAGTGATTGTTATGGCGCGTTCCGGTCAGCTCTGGAAAGAACAGGCATCGAACTACCGGCAGGACAGCTTACCCACGTTTTGCGCCACACCTTCGCCAGCCACTTTATGATGAATGGTGGTAATATTTTGGTCTTGCAGCGCGTACTCGGCCATACCGACATAAAAATGACGATGCGATATGCTCACTTTGCCCCTGACCATTTAGAGGATGCCGTTAAACTCAATCCACTGGCGACGAGTGGCGATAAAATGGCGGTGTAAATGGCAAACATTGGCAAATGCTGGCAAATATTGGCAAACTAAGTCAATGTTTAATAACGCAAACTATTGATTTTCGGTTGTTCCGGTAGGAACTCATAATCGCTTGGTCGTTGGTTCAAACCCAACAGGGGCCACCAAATTTTAGATTTAAAATCATATAATTAAGCCACTCGAAAGAGTGGCTTTTTTGTTCCTGAATTTTAAAATGGCACCACAAACCGCTGAGCAGCGCGCAAGGCTTAGCGTGTTGTCGCTATCCCATTAAGAGGATAAAAAGTCCGTTATAACGCAGGGAAAATTTGCGCTTACGCTAAAACAGATAGCATTCTGCCTTAGCAAAATATTGCTCAGAGCATCTCGGGCAGCCCATAACCGCCGTACTCCTGTTGACTTCTGTCTAACTACGCAACGTAGTCTTAAAATATCTTTCATTCCTGCAATGCTGGAATTCATACTACTCACGATAAATGTAACAACACAGGTCAATTTCCGAAAAATAACCATAGCCTGCGCCAGCTGATCGAAATCAACGCGTTCCTCCCCCCGCTCTTATATATAACCCGCTGACTTACAAAAAGGATGAAATGATGAAAATACGGGATATATCAATCAGTACCTGTCTGGCACTGTTATTAATGGGTTGCGTAGCTAAACCATCCATGACGACGGAAAATGAAAGAGGCCGCCGCGTTTGCTTTTAATGTCGATGCTTCGCAGGTGACAATTTCCGATGCGAGGCAGCAGGATGTGAAAACCAACTTTATGGTCACCATCGGCAAAACCAGCCATCGCTGCTATGTGACGAAGGCCGCCGAGCCGAAGCTTTACGGGCTGATCCCGCTGGGCGGCGGTAGCACCGTCTCAGATGCCATCTGCGCCGGCGCCAACCCGACGCTAGCGAGCAAAACCTGCGACGCCCTGTCGCAAAAAGCGGGCCGCTGCTGAGCCTTTGCGCAGAAGAAGGCCGCTAACTGCGCATTTAGTCACTTTTTCTGCCGTTTTACCGCGGTCGCTTAGTTCAGCGACCGCACCTGCTGATAAGAATTGAGCCGTTCCCGCAGCGAGGTGAGCCAGACATCCGGCTCCTGACGGCAGATTTCGGTGAGGATCGGCGTCAGCACCAGCTCGGCTTCATGGAAGTCGGTCCACTCCGGCGGCTCCAGTGAAAAAGGATCGTTCATCAGCCAAATCACCATCGGCGTCCAGGCGCGCGGATCCAGTTGCAGATAATCCTGACAGCGCATCATATCTCGGGTCCGCGCCTCATCGGGGACGACATCCTTTCCCACCGCGGCGCTACTCATTGCCAGTACTGTTATTCCTGCCAGCAGATGTTTCCAAACCCATTTTCGCCAGAAGGCGCGTTTTTCTTTCGCCATTGTTATTATTTTACCTGCCAGTTGTCGCCGGACGATATTCCCGAGAACTCACCTTAATAAGAGCAGATTAATCGTTTGCATTTTTTTTAACAGCAGACCGCGCTGAAGCAAGTGAACGCCCGTTCCTACAGCTGTCATCCAGCTATGCAAATATATTCGTCTGGCTCAGCTCCACAATATTTCCCGGGCCCAAAACGATTTGTGTTACAATTACGCCTTATAACGGCATCGATAAAAATAACCCCCGCCGCACCTGCATCAGGCATCGCCCTTCTTTTTTCATATCAGGATTTACGCCCCCATGAATGCGATAATCATTGACGATCATCCATTGGCACGTATCGCCATTCGCAACCTTCTCGACAGCAACGGTATTACCGTCGCGGCAGAGCTCGACAGCGGCGCTCATGCCGTGCAGACCGCGGAAAGCATGCAGCCTGACCTGCTCATCGTCGACGTCGATATTCCAGAGCTCAGCGGTATCGAGGTGCTGGAGCAGCTGCGCAAACGCCGCTACCAGGGAACAATCATCATCATTTCCGCTAAGAATGAACTGTTCTACGGCAAACGCAGCGCCGACTGCGGAGCAAATGGTTTTGTGAGTAAAAAAGAGGGAATGAATAATATCCTCGCCGCAATCGACGCAGCCAATAATGGCTACAGCTATTTCCCCTTTTCACTGGAACGCTTCTGCACCCACGGCATCACCGATCAGGACCGGCTGGATACGCTGTCAACGCAGGAGATGAAGGTGTTCCGCTATATTCTCAGCGGCGTCGACTACACCACCATCGGCAGCAAAATGAATATCAGCAATAAAACGGTAAGTACCTATAAGGTCCGTCTGATGGATAAATTAGGCTGCAGCACCCTGCTTGAGCTATATGACTTTGCGCAACGCAATAAAATAGGGTGATGGCATGGCGGTTCGTCTTATTTTATCCGTCGTTGTCGGGCTGGCGCTGAGCCTCTCGCCTGCCGCGTATGCCATGAAACAGCTGGAGCTGAAGAGCCATTCTCATATCGCGGCGATCGATATCCCGCTTAGCGGTAAGGAGAAAGCATGGCTGGCGGCGCAGCCGACGCTGACCGTCGGGACCTCGCTTCCCGAGAGGACACCTATCGTCTATGACGGCGACGAGAAAAGTTATCAGGGCATTAACGCCGACTATCTGGCGCTGATGGCGCACAGCCTCGGACTGAAGGTGATTATCCGCCAGTATGACACCGAGCAGCAGGCGCTCACCGCCCTGGCCGGCCGCCAGGTGGATACCCTGCTCACTCAGGTGGCGCACCGGGATGCGCTCGCCCCGGGCCTGGATCAATCCGCGCCGCTGCTTAAAACCTGGCCGACGCTGGTCACCTCGCTGAAATCCTCTCTGCCGCCGCTGACCACTGACCGCCGCGTCACGCTGGCCTGCACCCGCGATTGCGCTTTTTTCGATATTATTCAGCAGGCGTTTCCCAACGCCAAAATCACCCTTTATGATAGCGACTATCAGGCTCTCGCCTCGGTGGTCAGCGGCGAGAATCAGTATTTTATCGGCAACAACATCACCACTGGCCACTGCATCTCGAAATATTTCTCGCAATCGCTGGTTATCGCGCACTATTTTCGTCAGCAGGAGCAACACAACCGCTTTGTCACCCGTGACGATCGGCCAGAGCTGCATCAACTCTTCGACCGTTTTATCCATGTCGTCGACAGCGACACCGCGATGCGGATCATGCAAAACTGGCTCAACCGTGGCGATCTGTCGTTTCTCAATACCCCGCTTACCTTTAGCCCCGAAGAGCAGCGCTGGCTGCAGAAGCATCGTCGCGTCCGCCTGCTGGTGAACCCCTATTTTCCGCCATTTACCCTGGTGGATAACGAGGATGAACTGCGCGGCATCATGGCCGATATGCTGAATATTGTCTCACTCCAGACCGGCCTGCAGTTTGACCCCATTCTGGTGCGCAACCGTCAGGCTCTGGCAAAGCGCATGGAAAAAGAGGACTGGACGATCATGCCCGCCGCCACCCTGACCCCACAGCCGCAGGCCTACGTCACCCTCAGCGATCCGCTCATTAACGTGGCCTTTGTGCTGGTCGCCCGCGGCAGCGCCCCCGACCAGCATCTGCTGACGCGCTCGGCACGGATCGCCCTGCCGGTCGGGCCTATCGCCGCCCATGATCTGAAAGCGCGTTTTCCGCTGATTAACTGGGTGGAAACGGATAACGTTGGCGTCGCCATGAAGATGGTAGAGGAAGGCGAAGTGGATGCCGCCGTAGCCTCGGAGCTTTCCGCCCGCTATATGATTGACCACTACTATCCACAGGGTCTGCACTACACCCGCATCGATGGACTCCCCGTCGCGGCCATTCGGCTGGCCATCCCGCGCGATGAACCGGTGCTGGCCGCCATTCTTAACAAAGCGCTGCAGGTTATTCCGCCACGGGATATTCTGCAGATGACCGAGAAGTGGTCGAAAATCTCCAGTCAGCAAATAGAGAACTGGAGCCAGTACAGCCGCCAGTTTTACCAGCTGATCGCCTTTGCGCTGGTGCTGATCGCCATCAGCCTCGGCTGGGGACTCTCCCTGTGTCGGGAAGTGCGCAAACGTAAAGACTCCCAGCAGCGGCTCGAGGAGGAGCTGGCGCAGAAGGAGGCCCTCTCCTGTGCGCTGGAGCGCGAAAAAGACAAAGCGATTCAGGCGACAAAAGCCAAGAGCCGCTTTCTGGCCAGCATGAGCCACGAGCTGCGCACGCCGGTGAGCGCCATCGTCGGCTTTCTGGAGCTGCTGGCGAAACCTGAGCTGAACGTCGGCCAGCGTAAAGAGGCGATCGAGCTGGCGGGGTCGACGGCGCAAACCCTGCTGGGACTTATCGGCAATATTCTTGATATCGACAAGATTGAATCGGGAAAATACCAGGTTACCCCGCAGTGGAGCGATGTCGCACAGTTAGTGTCGCAGCAGTGTCATACCTTCGACGCGCTGGCGCAGCAAAAGGGCATCGATCTGCACTACCATAATGCGCTGCAGGAAGGGACCATGCTGTGGGTCGACCCGCAGGCGCTACGGCAAATCCTCAATAATCTCATCGGCAATGCGCTGAAGTTTACCGTCGAAGGCGCAATTCAGGTCTCCTGCCGGCTGACGCCGGCGAATGAGACACAGGGAGAGCTGGCCCTCATGGTTAGCGACAGCGGCTGCGGGATCAGTGAAGCAGAGCAGGCCACCCTCTTCCACCGCTATGCCCAGGCGCGCCAGGGACGACAGCAGACCGGCTCCGGACTGGGGCTGGTCATTTGCAAAGAGCTGGTTGCGCTGATGCAGGGTCGCCTGGAGATGGTCAGCCGTCCGGGCGTGGGAACCACTTTCACCATCACGCTGCCGGTCAAGGCGAGCCGCTGCGCGATCCACGCGCCGCAGGCGTCGCCCGCCAGACCGCAAGCTCTACCCGGGCTGGCGATACTGATAGCGGACGATCACCCCACCAACCGGCTACTGCTCAAGCGCCAGCTCAGCACTATCGGCTATAGCGTCGATGAAGCCTGCGACGGTGAAGAGGCAGAGAATAAGCTCGCCAGCAAACATTACGATCTGCTGATAACGGACCTCAATATGCCGAAGAAAGATGGCCTGGCGCTGGCGGCCTCGCTACGCCGTCGCTATCCGGGCCTGGTAATTTGGGGCGTGACTGCCAGCGCGCTGCCGCAATCGCGGGAGGCGTGTCTGGCCAGCGGCATGAATATGTGTCTGTTTAAGCCGGTGTCGGTCCAGACGCTGAGTCATGAGCTCAGCCGTTTAGCGGTGGGCCGCGCATCACCTCACGCTACCCGGCACCTGAAGCTCAGCGTGCTGAGCGAGAATACGGGGGGAGACCAGGCGCTGATGAATGAGATGCTGGAGACGTTCCGCGATGCGTCGGCCGCGGATTTACAGGCTGCCGGACAGGCAATCGCCCGGCATGAGCCGCAGATCTTTCTGCGGGCGCTGCACCGTCTGCACGGTTCAGCACAAATTCTGGGGATTACTGCGCTACAACAACTGTGCGCCCCTTTTGAGGCAAAGCGGCCTGATTCGCTGACGCCGGCAAGCTGTCTGGAGGTGGTACAGCGCATCACCGGCGTCATGCGCGAGATCGATGGCGAAATCGACGCCCTGATCGGCCGCTAGCCGTACCGCTCGGGCAGTCCGCCTGCCCGAGCGTTAAGGGGACATCCTTGTCAGTTTTTTCCTCTGCGCTCTCTCAGGGTGGAACAAGTATCAGTTGCCTGCCACCAGCATCTCGCTATCCACCACAATGCCCTCTTCAGCGCCCTTCAGCACCAGATTCGCTTCGTAATATTTACCGGCTTTCAGCAGTTCTTGCGCCTGCGCTACCGCCTTACGGGTCTGGTTAAGCGGCATCAGATACTGGTTCTCAATCACGCCAATACCGGCCAGGCGCAGGGTATCGATAGCCCCTTTCTGATCGCCTTTCGCCAGCTTTTCGTTGGCGGATTGGATAGCGCTCTCTTTTTCCGGCGTGGCCACATAGTCTTCAGACAGGGCGATAGAGGCGTTAATGATCACATAGCGATCGGCGATCATTTTGGCTTTAGCATCAGTTTTCACAAACTTCGCCCAGCTGGCATCATCGGCGGCCAGCAGCGCGGCGGCGTCGTCTGTCAGTTTTTTGGCGCTATCCGGCTGGCCATGGAACAGCGCCAGACGGGCGAACTGGATGTCGCGCATCGCATTCGCGCCCTGCACCGCCACCTGCAGCACATCGGCGGCTTCTTTCTGTACCTGCGTCGTGGCTGCCGCGGCTGGCGCTGCCGTCGCGCTATCTGTTGCCCATACCGGAGAGGTACTCATCATGGTTGCCAGCAGGCTCGCCAGAATGACTTTTTTCATCGTTGACTCCTGATTAAAATCGGTAAGGGAAGGTGCGAACAAGTTCCTGATATGAGATCATCATATTCATCCGGAGCGCATCCCAGAGGGACATCATGAGCCATCAACTCACCTTCGCCGATAGTGAATTCAGCACTAAGCGCCGTCAGACC